ATTTATGAAGATATACAGGTTATAAAACCTTGGGTACATTTTACTGAGCCTGGTGGGGTTACTCTCCCCCATAATCATGAAGAACCAGAGGCCGAAACCTATAGAACTCTTTCTTGGGTTTATTGGTTAAAAATACCAGAAAATTCAGGAGATTTTGTATTCTATAGAGAGTACCCTAAATTAATAAGAAAAATTCAGCCAAAAGAAGATTATTTAATGTTTTTTGCGGGTGAAAATACTCACTACACTTTAAAGAATTTGAGTAATGAAACAAGAATTTCTATTTCTGGTAATTTTGTAGTAGATAAAATTATAAATAATGATATTATAAAAAATATCTTAGGATATCATAATTTTATGGAACAGAGAATTACATTATGAACATCATTGAAGCATTGAATAATTTCAATGTAAAGATTACTTTCAAAAGTTTGCACTCTGGTAGAGATATTACCGGAGTGTACACTTTGAAAGATCGAAAAATTCCTCAGAGCACTCAAAGCAATAAGATTGTGTGCTATGATGCTCGTACAAAGCGTTGGGAGGATATTGAAGTAAGCACTATCTCAGACTGGGAAGTTATTGATCTATGAAACTTTCTTGCAATTGGAATGGTGACTTTTTGTTTGAAGATAACGAAGGAAAACTTTGGTTTTACCCTCGTGAAGAGTGGGTCGCATGTAATAAGCACTTTATGTCTTTATTTCGTCCTGCTAGTGGAGATCCAAAATGAATAGAGAATCAGTATTTGAAACACTGAAAGTTGACGAAGGTGTAGAGTATAAAATCTACAAAGACCATCTTGGTTATGACACTTTTGGTGTTGGACATCTTGTTGTAGAAAGCGATCCAGAGTATGGGTGGGAAGTCGGTACTGAAGTATCGGAAGAACGTGTGTGGGAAGCATTTGAAAAAGATTTAGACACTGCCATTGATGAGTGTGAAAAACTTTATGAAAGCGCATGGCACGACTTTCCTGGCGAAGTTCAGGAAGTTGTAGTAAACATGATGTTCAATATGGGGCGTCCTCGTTTATCTCAATTTAAAAAGTTTAATGCCGCACTTTGCGAACATGACTGGGCGACTGCTGCTGTCGAAGGACGGGACTCTCGCTGGCATAAGCAAGTAACCAACCGAGCAGAAAGGCTCATGGTGCGTTTAGAGGCTATGTAATGCCTTGGCTTATTCTGGTCTTTTTAATGGCTGCAGGCGGTGGTTACGCATATCACGTAACTACTGTCTCGACTTTAGAGAGTACGGTAGTTCAGCTCGAAGCGAATAATCGTACTTTAAAAGAAAACCAAGTTCAAATGGAGTTGGCAGTCAAAACTGCACAGGATTCATTGAAAGCTGCTGAAGAAAATGCAAAGAAATCTGAAGCAGCAATGACGCAGCTTACTCAACGAAATAATGAACTCAACAAAGAAAAGCAGAACTATCTAAAAGTTTTTAAAGATCATAACCTTACTCGTCTTGCACGAGCAAAACCTGGAATGATTGAGAAACGAATCAATGGTGGAACTGCAAAAGTATTTAGGGCACTAGAAAATGATACAAAAGAACTTATGGACTCTGACGATGGCGAGCCTACTACTCCAGGGTTGTCAGTGGATTCCAAAGTGGCCCCAAAGGGAGATGGTACAGCCGGAGCCACAGATAATAACAGTAACGGAGAAGGTTCCTCTTCGAATTTACCAGCCACCTCTGCCACAGGAGATTGATTTACTCGACGTAAATTTTTTTGTAATTACGGAGGAGAACCTCGACGAGCAAGTGAAGATCATCGAAAAATTATTAGATGGTCAGTTTGTCGTGTTCGCACTGACTCCAGATGGGTATGAGAAAATGGCAGAGAACTTTCAAGAAGTGCGCCGGTACGTGCGCCAACAGAAAGAACTTATTATTTACTATCGAGAAGCAACTACAGAAAGCGAAGGAACGACGGCAGAGGACTGGCTAGAGAATAATGAACAGTGATAAAATGCAAGATCTATGCTATAAATTAGCACATCAAATACCTACACTTACTACGGAGGAAGTAAATTATATTCAATATCATTTACATTCTTATGTAGAATACATGAAAAGTTACATACCGAAAACCCATAAGGAGAGAGAATGAGTCCCTGGAAAAAACAGATTGGTGGAGAGCACTACAAAAAGTATGCGATTCAGCCAACAGAATATGCAGAGAAGAATAATTTAAGTTTTGCGGAGGGTTGTATTGTAAAATACGTGACCCGCTGGCGTGATAAAGGTGGTGTAGAGGATCTAAAAAAGATTATACACTATGCGGAAATTTTGATAGATATTGAAAAAAATAAAACACCGACGACTAAGTTGGCTTGTGGAGTTCCCGAAGATCCAAGATTCTTGGGTTTGATTCCCACTCCTCCTCCTCCTCCTCCTACTAGTTCAGATGATGTTTATCACGATATTTTTACAGCGGGGTATGCTTCGATGTCTGACAATTGGTATGTGACAGATAATTCAGCATTGCAAGAATACTGGAAGAACACCAAAAAAGATTTGACAAAGTAACTCAAAGCTTCTATAATATCATTTTTCAAGGAGAATAGTATGGCACGAGTAAAGTTAGGTATGGCGAAGGTCTTCGAGCCTGGTCCGCCGAAAAAAACATCTTCAAGCGGTAATCCAGCAATGGTTAAAACTTCTACTATGAATAAACGGAAGAAGGCAAGCTATAAAAAGTATAGAGGACAGGGACGATGAGTGCAAAGGTAGAGTATGCTCTACGAGATTATCTCAAAGGAAAGCTGGCATATCATCGTATGAACTTTGATCTGTTGATGGAGAACCCTCGACCGATTCCTGAACATACAGACTTTATGGAAGCTCTCGAAACAGAATTAACACAGGTAGCGCATTATCATGAGTTACTTGAAGTATTAGAAAATGGGCATGGAGCACAACGATGAAAAGCTGGTCCCTAAATATGAGAGATGGAACGGACTCCATTAATTTTGATTTTGAGACAGGATCGTCAAAAGTTTTAGCAAGTAAAATTAATTCCTTTTTAAATGTTTGTAGCAATGTAACTGGAGAGCCTGAAGAGGATGTTTCCATTGCAGATGAACTTTATTGTATTAGAGCAGGAATTGAGGGAAAAATCGCCTCCGTATTTAGCGCAGGTAACGATCCGTCTGAAGAAGAAAGATTGACTGATATACTTCATGCGGTAAACGAGGTAATTAATTATGTCGAGTCCGAATTATAGAGGTCTTCAGAAAGAATTGACCGAACTAAATGCAGATGGAAATGATGAGCGAGGACGCTACGGAGAGGATGAAACAGCCGTAGCTCCTCTTCATTTTGATTCTCGAAAAATATCTGATGAAGATTGGATTGAAATTTTAAAGGCACTTCACGGTAAATAATTCTTGACAAGAATGCTCTTCGCTACTATAATATACATATTGACAGTAGGAGAATATATGATAATTCAAGGAAGTATTAACCACACTTACTCTGGTAGACGCAGAAAATCTGGCTATCGAGTACAAAAAGTACAACCTTTATTTCGAGCAGCAGAGAAGCCACTGTTTAATAATGATCGAGCAGGTGAAAGTGCTCAATACCCTTCTGTACCTTTGACAAAGTATGTGCCGCCCGCAGATACTTCGTACAAGCAAACAGAAAGTAAAAACCACACTGTAGCTATTGCCTACAACAAAGGCGGCTACATGGTCATCTCGAAAGAGAATGTGAAAGACATTGGAAGATAATGGCATATTCTGAACAAGTGATGGACCACTATCAAAACCCCCGCAACGTCGGGAAGTTTGATAGAGAAGACGAAGACGTTGGCACTGGAATGGTCGGAGCACCTTCTTGTGGAGATGTTATGCAACTTCAAATTAAAGTAGAAGATGGTATAATTTCAGATGCAAGATTTAAGACTTACGGCTGTGGCAGTGCCATCGCATCATCTAGCCTGCTTACGGAGTGGGTAAAAGGTCGAACACTAGATGAAGCGAGCAGTATAAAAAATACTGAAATTGCTGAAGAACTTGCTTTACCTCCAGTCAAAATACATTGCAGCGTTCTTGCTGAAGATGCGATCAAAGCTGCAATCAAGGATTATATGGAGAAAAATAATGGGTAGTATTGGAGAACTATATCAAGAAGTCTCTCATATTGTACTAGCAATGTGGGACACGGAGCCATATGAAATGGCGGAAGAAGTAGTAGCTCGTTTTGATGTTACTCTTGATTATGCTCTTGAACTTGTTCAAAGAGCTATAGAAGAAGAATTAGCTGTAGAAAAGTCTATGTATGGTGAAGATGAGTGGCTTCGAGATTGGGACGGCGATGCTCTTGCTTCCGCAGGGTTTGGTACGGATGAGGACTACTTTTAATGGACGAGCGTACCATACCCGTAGTACATTATGATAATGTATTAACAGGTAACGAGATAGAGTATCTTATTTATTTATTTGATAAGCAAGAAGAGTGGAAAGATCCTATAGATGCAGGAGCCGCATTAGTAAATGGAGAGCCACAAAAACAAGCAAAAACAGTTATCTTTAATAGAGACTGGAATTCTGAAAATTGCTACCCCTTTTTAAGCAATAAAATAACAAATATAATTTCTGAAGTATTTTTAGAAGCTATGGCAGGTTCGTCCCACTGGGTATGGAAATATCTTGGTAACTGTAATACAGGTACAGTTTTGGGGGCTAAATATAAAAAGGGAGACTTTTATAAAGTCCACACGGATTCTTGTAAAATAAGTGCGGTTTACACTTTTGCTAAAAATCCTGATAAAGTTCAAGGTGGTGGATTTATGTTTGAAGAGTCTACTATTCAAGACTTTACCCACAATAGACTAACAATATTTCCTTCGATTATAAGACATGAAGTACTTGAGATCTTAGGAGAAGAAGAAAGACTTAGTATAACTCTATTATTAGAGACTAATACTTCCCTTGAGGAAGAGAAGAGAAGACAATTATATGAAAACTATCTCGCAGAACAAGATAATAGACTTTCAGAAATGGAAGGAAAAGAAAATAATTAATAATATTTTCGGAAGTGGCTTTGTAGAAGCTTATGTTCCTGACTATGACACAGTAACATATACTTTGACGATAGATGGGGAAGACTTTAAAGTAACGGTTCCAACGGAAAATTTATTAGACCCCATGTGAAAAATAATTCTTGACTTATAATCCTTAAGCTTGTATAATACTTGTATTGAATGAGAGGAGCAGAGACTCAACAAAATTCTGCAAGGTGCCAACTCCCTGCTGACGTTGGATGTGACAGACATTCTTCTGCCAAGGTGCCATCTTCCTGATGATGGGCGTGGTAAACGCTTTTTACCAGTGTATCCTAAGTGCTCTATAACAACTTGGGCGACGGTGAAAAACAGATATATTCTGGGCGCGTAGACTTCACAGCTTTTTTTCGGAACATTTTGGCTATACAAAAACAGACCAGTGAGAGTTCAATTTAACTCTCCTCGGGAGTCGTCCTGAGCACGCAGATAAATACGAAGCACGCTAAATTGGTATCATTCCTATGTGCATCTATGAGGTTTCGCAGGGCTTCCTCCGCGCAAAAAGTCCTGCCCACTAATAAGCATATTCCAACGAGTGTGTTTATTAGTGGGAGACCAGAGACCAGTCCTCGCTCTTGAAGCAGGTTCAATGTTACTGGATAAGGTAGTAAAGATCGTGGTGAAAGTACAATGCTCATCCACAGCCCACTTACTTAATGTACAGAAAAGGAGAAAGATCATGGATGGTGTCACCATCGCATTGATCGTTGTTGCTCTGCTAATCATACCGAGCAGCAACAAGGCTCTGAACGAAAAATGCAAAGCTGAAGTCGAACAAGGCATTGCAGAAAGCGTTCAAGAGTGTCGCAGATATTATATCAAAGAAAAAGGTTAATATCTGACAGTCAACGGTAGACTCTAAATGCGCGAGTTTCTTGCCCGTTTTCTCTAAAACGATCGAGGCTTGGGTTATGAAGTTTGGTACCTAAGACAAAAACTTCGAAGTTCCAAGTGAGCTTCTAGTGCATAAGACCATTAAAACTTTCAAAGGTTCACGAGGCAGCACAACTCACTAGGGGGTGGCTATTAGCACACATAGGAAGCCTTAAAGCATTCACTTGCGCCCCCGACCTAATTTATAAGGAGACGAGTTGATGTATGTATGCGTTTGTAATGCGATAACGGATAAAATGTTGCAGGAAAACGATTATTACTATCATCTAGTCGGCTCTAAATGTGGTAAATGTGTCGAAGACACGCCACAATATACTTGTGGACAGATCACTTACCTACATAGTAGTAAAGAGGATCAGCCCGCATAGACTCAATGATTTGAGTTATTAAGACATGACGGACGGCGGTTCAACTCCGCCCGCCTCCACCAAAAGCGCATCAAGGTGTGCCAGCGCGCAAGCATGAGAGCCTTAAACCTTGCCTTGGTGTGTTTTTGACGGGGGCGTACTGGATTCGACGCTGTGTGTATAGGACTTAATAGAGTCAATTTAAACATAAACGCAAACGATGAAGTTTATGACCTTGCAATGGCTGCCTAAACAGTAGTGCATTGCGGAGTGGGTATCCAGCTTGGCAACAGAAGTGGATACATTTGCGTTAATTCTAACGCAAGGTCTTAAAGGAGTTTTTATGGCTCATCATTCAATGAAAAAGAAGAAGCGTAAAAAGTCTTCTAAAAAGCGTAAATACTAATGGCTGCTCGTGGTTTGTATGCAAATATCAACCGCCGACGTAAAAAGGGTATTAGTAGATCAAAGAAAAAATCTACTATCTCACCCAAGGCTTATGCTCTGATGAAAGCAGGGTTTAAGAAAAAGGGAAAGAAACGTGGCAGCAAGAAAAAGACGCGCTCCCGCAAAGCGTAAAAAGCATCCTGCACTTAAACGTGCGGGCGTTTCTGGTTTTAATAAGCCAAAACGTACTCCAAAGCATCCTAAAAAATCTCACGTTGTTGTCGCAAAAGTCGGCAACAAAATCAAAACTATTCGATTCGGACAGCAAGGCGTAAAAGGTTCTCCCAAAAAGAAAGGAGAGTCTTCGTCTTATGCTGCTCGACGCCGTTCATTCAAGGCAAGGCACGCTCGCAACATCGCTCGGGGGAAGATGTCAGCAGCTTATTGGGCAAATAAGGTTAAATGGTAAGATTTGTAGTAATTTTGGCTACATTTGTAGCTTTTTCGGCTACAGCGGAGGAAGCTCCGGTAGACGATACAATTCGCACAGAAGCGACAACAAATAGCACAGTAATTACAGATAGTAAGACAGATACAACTTTAAGATCGCCTCCGCCTTCTGCAATTCTGCCAACAATGAATAATTCAAACAGTGATTTGTGTACTGTCGGAATTGCAGGAGCTGTGCAAACACAGATTTTAGGTCTCTCAGCAGGTAAAACTGTGCGAGACATGAACTGCGAGCGATTGAAACTTTCAAAAACTCTCTATGATATGGGAATGAAAGTTGCCGCAGTTTCCACAATGTGCCAAGACAAAAGAGTATTTGATGCAATGATGGCTGCAGGAACTCCTTGTCCCTATGATGGCATGATTGGAGATGCGGCGAAGGCCGCCTGGGAGGGAGACGAAAGTGCACAGCCTGTAGGCGACGGAAAGGAAAAAGGTCTAACGGATGGTACGAAGACACTTCTTGGTGGGGCTGGCGTTGCTGGTCTTCTCGTGTTACTGCTACTCTAGCGAGTTCAGTACAGTATACGGGCAGACACCGAATGCAGCAGGAGCTGGACTTGTGTGGGGAATGCAAACACTTCTTCCTCAGCAAGCCGGTTTAACTGTTGGAAGTGTAATCTATCGCTACACAGTAACAAAAGATACGAACGATTACATGCTTGTGCACGTACAGAATGAAGATGCACAAGGCCCAGGTTATATTTTTCGCGAGACAGATGATTGGTCATACCGTCCTGGAAATACAATTAACAAATTAGTTCAGGTGGGAGATATTCCACTTGAGAGGTGGGGACAAGGTTCTATTGAAGTCGAAGGCTTCGGAACAGTCTCTGATGCAACGGTAATTTATAATTACCAGTACGAGCCCTGTTTTGACCCGCAGTCAAATCCTGCGTGTCCAGGG